GTGGACCTAATGGATTAAACAACTAATAATATGGCATATTATATTTTAACAAGTTGTATAAGTAAGGATACGTATGTTGTTGATTTTGGGACTAACACAGTTAACATAGGCGAGATTTGGTCTTTTAAAAGCTCAATACCGGGTAGTCAATTATTGTGCGGTGAGGTGCTTGAAGAAACCGATATTACACCATCATACAATTCATACTCTCTTTATTCTGATTGTTGTAGGTGTTACTTGGACAATAATTATCAATCTTTCAAATTTTTAGATTGTGATGGTATAACAGAATATTACGTTTCAATTCCTATTTTTTGTGTAGGTTTTGGTAGTACTCCAATTGTTGAAGGATACTACAAATTTTATACCGACCCCGCGATTTGTGCCCAATTTGTCGATGTATCCACTAACGACCCTGACACAAATATGACTCCGTCAACTGGTCAATTTGAAGATTGTTTAAGTTGTAATAATAAATGGGAAGCAATTGATTGTGTTACTGAAGAAATTTATAATCTTGATTTTAGTTTTAACTTTAACGTTAATCCTGGTGAAGTTTATTCTTTAATGGTTGATGAAAACATTAAATGCGTGTCTTTAGAAAATTTAGTTGATAGTCCAACAGGGATTACCGTAAACGAATATTTGATAACTTGTGTAGAATGTTATATAGCAAATGGATTTCAATCATTGAAATTTGTAAACTGCGTTGATAGTTCAGTTTATATTGTGGACTTATTAACCTTCTACAATACTTATTCATTTATACCTACCTCCAATAGTGTTTACGAATTATACGTAACTAAAAACAACCAATTTATTAATAATTGTTTCACATTTACTGAAGTTGTTACAGATGTATTTGATAGTACTGTTGATACGATAGTTTTAGAATATGGAGACTGTATTACTTGTACTTCTCCAAAAAGTGCAAATACTGAAAGTACTGTTTGTGTTATTTGTTCAGGAAATACTTTTACGGTATCTCCACCACATCCTGTATGGACGGATAATCAAGGTAAGGCAGTAATACAATTAGATGCCATAACTTTAGGAGGAAATGGGCTAAACTCATAAAACAATATATTTATAAGAGATATGAAAAAAATTATAAAATTAAAAGAATCCGAAATCGCTCATTTAGTTAAAAGAGTGTTAGAGGAACAAGATTATACCGCAGACCCTGAAAGAGGTACTGAACCAAGAGAAAAAGATATTAAATCAATGTTTGGAAAAAAATACGGTCCTTATATTCCAAACGATGTTATTCGTTATTTAAGAAAAAACCCACAACAAATTTTTAAAAAATTATATGAAATTTATGGTGAAAAATCTTTTGATTATTTAAATAATGCTAAAGGTAGTGAAGACATAATGGAATCTCATGATGCTGAAAGTTCTAGATATATGTTCTTTTCAAACTTAGAACAAATGAATAGACAAACTGAACTATTAATGGATTTAGACCCGTCTCAAGTTGAGGGTATTTTGGAAAACGGACATGATTGGGCTCAAGACCATATTGCTGAAGCTAAAAACAACATGGACCAAGTGTTTGATTTTCTTATGAATGAAATTAACGCTCCACATGATGACATGATGGATGACAATAACTATATGATGGAATCAGAATTGTCTGAAAAGAAAAAAAAGAATGTTCCAACAAATCCTTCACTATGGCAAAGTTGTTTGAGTTGGGCAAAATCAAGATATAAAGTCTGTCCAAGTGCTTATTGTAACGGAGCCGCCGCTAAAAGATATAAAGAAAAAGGTGGTAAATGGAAAAAAAAATAAGTGGTTAATACCACTTTTTTTTGTAAATTATAGTATACCCATATATTTATTAATATGGATATACAAAAAAAATGTTCTGTTTGTAACATAGAAAAATCTTTAGATAGTTTTTACAAATCACAAAGGGGTACAAAGTGTATTGATTGTGTACTCAAAGTGACAAGAGAATATAAACGAAAAAAAAGATTAGATTCTAATTTTAGAAAAGAAGAGGGTAAAAAACAAAAAGAAAGAAGAATAAGATTGTGGCAAAACACATTAATTCATGATTCTAAATATAGAGGTATCGAAAATAATCTGACTGTAGAAATAATTAATAAAATTTATAAAAAACAAAATGGATTATGTTGTTGGTTTAATATACCTTTAATACCAACAACTATAAGGAAACATCCGCAACAACCTTCAATTGACAGATTGGATAGAAATAAGGGTTATACTGAAGATAATATTGTTCTTTGTTGTTATTCGGCAAATATAGGAAGAAATGAAACCGATTTGAATGTCTGGTTAGATTTTTTAAAACTGTTGAATTTGAAATAATTTTTTTTGATTATAATTTAATTATTCCTATATTTGTGTTATGAATTTAAGTAAACCAACACTGAAACATAAATTTGTTAGATTTTTTCAAAAGACAGCACTTAAAATATTCAGAGCAAGTAATTTAGAAAAAGAACCAAAAGGTGAATTCGAAAATGAATGTTTATCTATCTGTAAAAATTTAATCAACAAAGAAAACTCAAAACTTTTAATTTCGCCCATTTCAGGTAAAAGATACATCAAAAACGATGAAAAACAAATCTTCATTATTATTGAAATAAAACAATTAACAATAGTAAATCATAATTACAGTTATAATATTGATATACTTCCAAAGTCTTTTGACAGATTAATTCATATGTTTGATAACGAAGTAGAAGTTAGAAGACAAAAAATGGAAGATGAGATTAGGTCAAACGTAAAACATTCATTAACTAACATTTATCACAACATCGTAAATGAAAAAGTTTAAGTCATTATTTTATATTGGATTTTTTGTTTTGTTATCTCCAATCATTATAGGTTTGTTCATGTTTATATTGAGTAGTATAAGTGAAAGTTATGAAAAATTTCCTAAAGAAGAACATATAATTGTATATGATACAATTAAGGTAAAAGTTCAAGAAAAGGTTTTTGATACTGTAAAGGTGGAAAGAATAAGATGGGTTGAAAAAACCAAACCTGATTCTCTCAACCCATCAAAAGAAAATATTATAAATTAAGCTCTTTTAGCTTTTGCCGTTTGTCTTTGAATTAAATATAGATGTCTATTGTTAAACAGAACAGTTGGTGGTAAAATTGTAATGCACATTTTATGTAAAGATTTTACAAAAATTGACAATGAAGTTTACGGATGGTTTGACCCTGAAGTAGAAGTTAAATTAAATGGAAACCCCCTTAAATAAGGGGTTTTTTTATTTCTTTCTTGGTTTATAAGATACCATTTTTGGTTTGTTCCCCGTTCCTGATTTAGGATTTGTTTTTTCGGCTCTTCTTTTTTGAGCACATGCCGCCTTTTTTTGTGAATCACTCATTTTACCTGCAACTCCTGCAGCTCTACATTTTGGATATGCCTTATCTGTGGCTTCACTTCTCCCACATGGTGGATGTTTACCATCAACTTTTTTACAGATATTAACCCACGGTCCTTTTGGTTGTTTTGAGCCTTTTGGTTTTTTCTTAGTTCCAAACCAAACCGCCAAATCTTCGTTTATCTTTGTTTGTTTTTTTCCACCTGCGTCATGGGTTGGGATATCGTAACTTCCGTCAGGATTTTTTTCCCAAACACCAACTTTAGTTAAAACATTATCTTTTAATTTAGAATTTTTACTTTTTGTATTCTGTGAATTTTCAACTTCGATATCAAATGGTTTTAATTGTTTTTTCCATTTTTTCAAACCTAACTCCATCGGTCCGTTATATAAACCGGCAGTAACTGATGAATTTGATTCTCTTAAAACCTTCTTTATTAAATTTCTTAATTTTGTTTCTTTTTCAACACTAACTTCTTTTAAAAATAAATCATTGGTAACTTCAATCCATTCTGAAACTTGTTCTTTTCCTTTATTAAAGAAAGCCACTTTTGGTCTTTCTGCATATCTGGCCTTTTTAGAACTTGTATCTATGTTTGTCTTATCTTCATCAGAACCTATCTTAATATTAAACGGAGCTAATGAATCCTTACTCCATTTTTTTTCTTTTGGTTGTAATGGCATTCTAAATGAACCCGAAGAACTATCTCCCGTTGCCTCATTAAGATTTTTATAAAACTTTTTCATATATTTATAAATATCGATACCTTTTACATTTTATGAACAATTTTATTATTAATTTACCACCAATCCAATGTTATATAAGAAAAGAATACTTATATGATTTTCAAAAAGGATTTGGTGAATTAACTCCTTGTGTATGGGTTAGTGCAAAATCAATTAAAGGAAAGGCTCTTTATATAGAATCACTATTAACTGACTATGGGGCTCTTTACGACAAACTACCAATATCTGCTTACGTATGGAAACCATTAAAAATTGAAGATAAAGATTATCCTCTTGATTTTCTTCAAATATGGGACTGTTTGTCTTACGACATTACTATTCTTCAAAAAGATACTTTAAAAGGTCTCAGATGTGGTGTATACATGAAAAACAAAGAAACTGAGATGGGTGAGTACATGTTTACTATTGATTCTTGCAATTCAAATCCTAATTTAATTAATACAACATTATCTGAAACACCAAACGAACACAAATCATATAATGTCATTAGGTTGGACAATGGACAATTTGCCGCTCAACCTAATAACAGAATAAAATGGTTTGACCAAAGTTTGATAAGTCACGAAACAAAGTTTCCTGATTTTAAAGTTTCAACCCATGAGTTTACTTGTGAAAAAGGTGAAAAGTGGAGTTCAGGTGATGAAACTAATTATTTTTACGAAATTAAAGAAAAATGAAAGAAGAAGAATTATTTGGAAAACTTTTTGACTCAGTTCCATTATATAATGAAGAACATTTAGATGTTCTGTTAAAAACAATGGACAAAGAATCTGCAACTTATTTATTAATACAGGCAGTTAAATTGGCATATCATAACGGAGCTTACAGTATCGGTGAGGCTGAAGTAATATCAAAAGCAATTAGAACAATCTCAAAAAAAGAAGGTAAAACTGAAGAACCTTCAAATTAGAAAGGTTTCATTGATTTAGAATCAACAACTTGAGATATATTGAATAAATTTTTCATATTTATTTTATAAATATCTTTATCTCTTAGTTTTTTATTATTTTTTCAATTCTATCACCACACTTTCTCAAGTATATCCCACTAACAACGTCTTCTATTTTTATTTCCCTACCCAATAAATCGTAGTACTGATATTCATTACATTTCTTTTCACTCTTTGATGTTATAACAATAATTGAAGAATTTGTTTTTGTTCCGTCATAATCAGATTGAACTAGTCTATAATAATTTGGTGAATCCTTAATGTATGAATAATCTTTATATTCATAAAATATTGAAAGTTGACTTGTACCAGCACCTTTTCTAATCTCAATAGTTTCCCAATCAAACCCATCCAAACTTCTTTGAAGTGTGAAATAATCATTATTTTTTTCCGTTGCCGTAACCCAATTTATTACATTATATTCTTTGTTGTTATACCCATCAAAAGACATAAGTTCAATTGGTAATATTTGACATCCAACACCTGATGTTACATTAAGAACAAAATTACCATAGGTTAATGTATTAACAAAATACCCAACTGAGATAAAATAAGTTGTTCCGGTAACACTACACCAATTAACCGTAGATTTTGTCGTACCTGTTCCACAAACACCATCATCGTCATTACATACAATCTCCGTCATTGAATTTAAGCTAGCACAAGCTCCTGTATAAACTCTAATTTCGGTATCATAATTAGTCGATGCGTTACACGTTGTTGCGGTATAAGTTGTTCCATTACCCAAGACACTATACCATAGATTAGCCCCAAATGTACCACAACTTGTTGTTGAGGTTGGAACGTCAGAGGTTGAATTATTTGTACTTACAACAGGTGAAGTGAATGGAAGAGATGAAATGTTAATAGCATTTGCACAGTTATCATTTGGTGGTGTAACAACGACCGCACTTGGACATCCAATATTAAACGTCACATTACCTCCACCAGTTGTCTCTGGGTCTAACATAATATAATATTGAACGCCTTGGGTCAAACTAAACGGAATGCTTGACGACGCCCCCGTTAAATCATCAATACAAGTCCATCCTGTTCCACTACAACCTCCTGACACGGGTTTAAAGAAATAATCAATATAATTAAAACTAGCAGTTTGATTTATGGTATAAGTCCCCGTAACAGTTGGGGTAAAAACATATATTTTTTCTTGACCTGGTGTTGAAAAACCACAAGTGGTTGATGGTGGATTGTAACCCCCATTACCCGATAAAATAGTCCAATTGACATTTACTCCACACGTTATTGTTGGATAAGTTCCCGTACAAGGATTAAACGCAGGTGCTCCACAAACAACACGAAAAACCAAATTGGTTGATGCACTTAAATTGGCACATGAATAATTTGTTACAAGAATTGAATAAGGTCCACTTGTAACACAAGTCCAAACAATCGATGCCTTAGTTCCCGTACAAATAGGTCCGTTATCATCATTTGACGTAACCAAAATCGCACTTGCAGGATTTGTACCCGAATAAAGTCTTAAATAAGTGTCATTACTATTTATGCTTGTACATGTACTTAATGTATAAGTACACCCCGCAGTTGCGGTAAATGTCCAATATCTTTTAGCACTTGCAGCTCCTGTAACACTTTGATTTACCCCCGTTGGTGTAATATTTCCCATATTAACCAATGTGGTCTGAGAACAAAATTGTCCCTTTAAATAAACCGATAAAAGAACAAGAAGTGTTGTGATTATAAATTTTTTCATAATGTCTTTTATTATAAATATTAAAGGAAAATATATATTGTAAATTAAAAAAAACCTTGAAAGACGTATTTGGACTACTTCAACAATTTTTTATCAGTTTTCAGATAATTATGATTATGAATGATGAGAAAAAACTAGAAAGAGCTCTTAATATTTTATTTAAAAAAAAGTACCCATTTATAAAACATATTGATGTTTTAAAATTAAGAATTCATTTTAGTGACCTTATAACCGACATTAATATTTACATAGACTTTGATTTCTTAAAAGAACATGTTAATTTTGATTGTTACGATAACATGTTAATCGATGACATTATTTTCTTATCACTTTGGTCGTATAATTACTGTTCAGATGAAGAAGGAAGAATTGATGAAAAAGAAATGAAAGAAACCGTATTTTCTTTATATAAAATGTTATCTCTCACCTATTGGGAAAAAATTTATAATTCAAACATTTCCGTTAGCGTATTAATTGAAAATCCGAATTTTAAGGAGCAATAAAAAACCCCACCTTTGTTTAAAAGTGGGGTTTTTATTTTTATAATTAAAAATAGTTTTGTATATTTGTATTATGAAACAAATTATAACACTTTTTTTATTATTAACATTTTGTTATGTAAAATCACAAAAATTATCTAAATTAGATTCAACAGTCCTTAACAAACTTGATTGTGAGGTTATATCAACTTTAATTGAAGAAAAGATTAATAAGTTAAGAGCCGATTCAGGATTACAAACTTTAACACTTAATATAAAATTAAAAAAGGGGGCGTTAACAAACTCAAAAAATAGCGTTAAATACAATACCGTAGTTCATACTCAAAAAGGAAAATTTAGTGAAATTACCTTAATGTTTGCTAATGTTTTATCGGTTAAAGGATTAACAAACGAATTTCTAGCTAAAATTTTTGTAAGTGAATGGTTGGACTCTCCACCACATAAAAAACTTATATATCAAAAAGATGTTAAAGAATTTGGTTGTGGTACTGTTTTTGAAATTAGAAGAGAATCATTTAATTGGGTATATTTTTGGTCTTCAGTTAGATTTCATTAACGTTAAAATCTTGGACAAGCATCCATAATTGAATTTTTCATTCCACCTGAAATTAACTTTAAAGAAAGTTTTGGGAATTTAATTTTTAAAGACCATTTGGTCGTTAAAAAGAAAATTTTATATTCGCCATAAGTAACTACTTTCTTTTCAGGTTGAGGGAATCTATATTCTTTACGTATAACTAATTGAAAATTGGCTTTGAAATTAAAGTATTTGTAAATTGAATAGTCATTAGGATTTTCCAAAGGATTACCGTAATTTTTAACCGACAAATCAAATAATTTTTTATATTCAGGAGAATCACTTTTAACATATCTTGGAGCATTTAATTTACCTTCAAATCTTAAATCAGCCATACTTTTTCCATTTGGAGGTGGAGGTCCTGAACTTCCATCTCCATTTTTTCCTGTATAATCAATCGCCCCTGGCAAAGTTTTATTTTTTTCATATGTATCCCCAAAAAGAACACCTTTTGAATTTAATAATTGAATTATTTTAGAGTACCCTTTTTCAGCTCTCATTTTTGAAAGAGATAAAAAGTTTAACTTTTCGGCTGGCTCAGTATTTGCATATCTACTTGAAGATGTTTCAACAATAACGTCAGTACATTCCCATAACATTACCTCAGATAATTCGGCAAATTGGGGATTTTCTTTAATAAATTCTTGTTTTTTTATTTCCAAACCTTTAATAATTTCATCAATCGATGAATCAAGATTCGCAGTTGGTTCAGTTGAGTTATCTTGAAATAACCCAGTAGGTCCTGTTAACGTGTTAACTTCGGCCAATTCTTTAGGTAGTTGATTTTTATCTACCTTATCTTCAGACACTTCTTCAGTAGTTTGTCCTTTGGAAATTGAAATTATTTTTATTTTTTTCTTTGAGCTTTCTTTTGCGTTGACATAACTTTCAAGAGCAAATTTTAACATAAAAACACCTTCAGATTGTTCAGGTGTTAATTCCTCTTTTGAAGAAATTCCTTGGTCAGCGTTTTTTTTCCATGTTCGTAAAATACTATTACCTCTACCTTTTTTATTTTTTCTATCAAATTCAGTAAATAATGAATCATAATTGTTTGAAATCAACCATTGTTTTGATTCACTAACACTCTCAGGAGTTATTTCTTCAGTTGATGCGGTTTTAGTATCACCAATCTTTTGTTTAGTTTTTTGAATTAACTGCTCAGAAACAACTCGACCTTTTTGATAGTCAAATAAAAAATTTATTCTATTTAATTCCTCGTTTAAAGAATTTTTCATGTTAACTTTCTAAATAAATATCTCAAAACATAAAAAAAATTAAATTCAGATTTAACTTCTCTTTATAAAATGTCAGTTAGTCCCGGTATTAAAATATACGGTACAAATAGTTCAATTTCAGTTATTGGAATAAATTAATTTTTTTAAAAATTGAGATATTTATATGTAAATAAAATTAAAAAAAAATATTATGAAAAAAGTTATAAGATTAACAGAATCAGATTTAATGAAACTTGTTAAAAGAATTATTAAAGAACAGGAATGGTCTGATGAAGATGAAACAGAATATTCGTCTATTGAAAAAGAATATAATGACGCAATTAAAAAAATGCCGACCTATAAAAAAAGTTGGGAAGATTATGACGATGACTCTGAAAAATTTATGACGGATTTTGATAAAACAGATTGGGAATCAATAAACCCTATAAGAGACAAATACAGAGAAAAAGGCAGAATGAGAAGAGAATTTAAAAGTAAAGAATGTACAAGTAAATACAAATCTTGTATGGAAAAAGGTTCTGAAAATATGTGTTTAAAACAATTCGAGGCTTGTATAAGAGGTTAATTTAATTTAAAATGTTAGAAACCCACTTCAAAAGAGTGGGTTTTTTTATTTATAACACTTTATTTGATTTTCTAATATTTTCTTCTCCCCACATTGGTTGAAGGTTAGATAGACTCCAACACTTCATAAACTCTTCATCACCGATTTCTTTTATGTTATATAATGAAATAGCTTTTATGTGGTCAACATGCCATTCCCCGTAATTATCCCACGTCATACCGTCTTTAAATTGGTTTTCTAAGTGAGATATTAATTCTTCAGGAGAGTACTTTAAAATGTCAAAATAATGACCGTTTTTTTCTACGTTACTTTCTTTTAATACTTGATAAATGGCAGTTCTGAAATTAGAGATTAGTTTATAGAGGGGGTCAGTATCCTTACGGTGTTTTTCATATTTACGTTTATAATCCCTATGTTTATCTATATTTTTTTCCCTCCATTTTTGGTGGTAAGTATTTAAATGTTCTCTGTTTTCTTTTTGCCAATCTGAAAAATACTCTAAAATTTTTTCTCTATTTTTTTTATAGTATCTTTTATTAGTCTCAGATTTACCACCTGTAAATTTTCTTCCTGATTTACCTACATTAACACCATTTTCTTTTAAAATTCTAATTATTACTGTTTTGTGAATTCCTATTTTTTTAGATATGGTAGGAGAACCTAACATTTCTTCATTATACATTCTAATTATTTCATTAATTGTATTTTGGTCTAAAATAATTTTTTTCATATATTATAAATATAACCATAATATCAATTGTGTCAATATAAATAAAAAAAAAGGTCAGATTTCTCTGACCTTTTTAGGATTTTATTTAAGATTTTGATTATCTCAATTCTCTTAAATCAAATGTACGAACACCATCAACGGTAATTCTTCCGTAGAAGCGGTTATTCACCATTTTTTTCGCGTAACGGGTCATAATACCCTTTATCGGTGTGAAGTTGAATGGATTGTACATTGTAGGAGTTAATTGTAATGGTACATACGGTGCGTAGATGTAACCAGTATCAAGTAACGATGTTCCTTTATGTCCGATTAACACTTGGTTAGGTGGGAAATAAGGGTCACGGTATACTTGGTAACGTCCAGCTAAAGTACCAACTCTTTCAATACCCATGTTGTATTGGTCTTGCTCAGGTGAAGCATTAGATACGTGGAAGTATTCTAAGTCATCAAAGATAGCAGAAACCTCACTTGATACAACAATCCAGTTAGCTCCACCACGAAGTGTTGACTTGTGGATTTGTGCTGACAATTGGTTAATTGCAGTAATCAATGTTTGATTCCAATCTTTCTGAGTGTAAGAAGTTGTTGAAGAAATTCTTCTCCATCCGTTGTAATCCCAACGTAAGTTCCAAGCCGCACCTTTACGTAAGTCACGTAAGATTTCACGGTCAATTTCAGCCGCAACTTGTTCAGATAATAAAGCCGTTAATTCAGCTTCAGCATCGATGTTGTGGAATGCCGCAACGTCTTGAGCTAATTCAGGAGACCATTGTGCTCTTAATTTTCTTTCAGTTACAGAAACAGTTACTGATTCTAAATCGAAAGAAACCTCACCAATTTTGTCTTCGAATTCTAATTCTTCATAACGTCTGAAAGCAGCGTAGAATGAAGTTGTTGTGTTAGCAGTGATTGTAGCTCCTGTATAACCATCTAAAGATGTTGCGTTACAGTCAGCACATACTGGACAAGATAAGTCAACTTCTAAATAGATACAACCGTTAGCATCACAGATGTTCTTAAATGAACCACCGTTACCTGCAGGATTGTTACCTGAAGCCGCTGGCCAATTAGTTTGAGTTGTATTACCGTAGTTAACGATACCTTTACCGTATTGTTGTGTTACCACACGGAACAATAATGGACCTGTAGAGATAGGACAAGGGTTACCATCTTGTGAAGATAAACCTGCTCCTGTGAAGATAATTAAATCAGATAAGAAAGATTCTGTATCCATTTCATTACCATCAGGACCGATTAATTTACCTGCTCCGCTATCAGCAAAACCACACATTTTGATGATGATTTTACGTACGTTAGTTGCAGTAGCGTATTCAGTTGTAGCTGAAGCTAAAGAACCATTTGACCATACTTGAATCTCAGTACTAGCAGTAATTGCTGACCAACGACCTTTTGAATAGTCAAATAAACCTGGAGGGTCTAAAGCAGCTTCATTTCCTTCGTAGAATAAATCGTAAAGGTTTTTAGCGTAAGGAGCACCACTTGTGTAACCAGCGTTTGGATTTCCAGGGTAGTTACCAGGAGAACCTACAGGTGCGTAGTGGTCACCACTTGATACATCACTCCATTGAGTGTTAGTTCCACCACTGTAACCTTGAATTTTTGGTACGAAGTAGAATAATTTACCGATAGGTAAGTTCATAGCTTGAACTGACACGATGTCGTTAGCTAATAATTTAGAGAACACACGTCTAACGATAGGGAATACAACAGTTTCGAAAGAACCTGATGAACCATCTGACGTAGCTTCATTGATTAAGAAAGATGCTTGGTTTTCATATAACTGAGCAACGTTCTCTTTTAGGTGACCTTTAAGGCCTTCTAGGAATCCTAATTTATCCCATTTGTTGATTGTATCTTCTTTGATAACTTTAAGGTGTTTTAAACCGATGTTACCAACAAGACCTGATTCTAATAATGCTCCCATTTTTTAGGTTTTTTGTTTTTTTTTTATTTTATTATTTTATTTTAGTCATTAAATCCTTCATTCTTAAGAATTGTGGATTTTCATAAGTTTTCGACTCAATTAAATTTACTGAACCTGTAGAAGGTGTTTTTTCAATTACACGTTCAACTGATTCGTTCATTGTTTGAGTTGAGGATGGAGACAATTCATCCTTAATTGTTTTATACAAGTTTTTCGATTCTTTTAAAGATTCAACTCCGTCAAATCTTCTTAAGATGTTGATTTTTTCTTGTTTTGAAGTAGAGTGTTCAGTGAACAAACGTGTAGCGTAAGCTAAGTTTGAGTTGAATACCGCAACTTCGTTTAATTTATTTCTGAAAACGTTAAGTGCTTTTCTGTACTCTTCGTTCTTTTCTCTTAAAAGTTCTAATTCTCTCGAATTTTCACTTTCTTTGATTGCGGTGTTAAATTTAGAGTGAGCTCTTGGTTTTGGTAAACCGCCTTTTCTAAACATCGAACCTGAACCTAAAGTACGAGACGCTTCTTTTGTTTCCATTTTTTTAACTGTTTTCTTTACGGGTCTCATTTTCATTTTCATGTTTTCACCTTCTTTGTATTCAAACTTAGCTTTACCTGTTCT